AGCTAAAATTATCTATCGTTAGATGAAATTAAATAACCCTTAAGAGATTCACTTAAGGAACTCAACTCTGCTGCTAATCTAGAAATTTTCTTTTTTTCACTTCTTGCTATGTCTTCGAATATAGTTTCGCAAGGAGCTGCATGTAATTGCATCTGAATAGAAGTCGGTTCAGTGCCGTTTAAATAATTTATAAATTCGTCTATTTTACCAACCCATTCTTTGAGCTTATTTACCTGATTTATTTTTTCTTGGTCAACACGCTTTTCGCGCTCCCCTGCTTGTACGTCAAAATCTGAAGGTTCTGCTGTCTGTAATGTTTGAGCCATAGCCTCTTTATCATCAACAGGTGCCGGGGTTGGCGTAGCTTCATCGGCTTCTAGTATAGAACAAAAACGATTTTCAAAAAGCTTCATACTAATATTTATAAATATTTATGTGAAGAAATTGCTGTTTGAAGAAATTTTACAATATAACAAATGGACATCTGGAGTCGCTTCAAGAGAACTTGCAACCCAAAGAGTTACACTTAAAGATTTATTTAATAAAACAGTATATCAGAATCCTAACGATGTAAGAGCTGACAAAGTATTGCCTTACCCTATACCCAGTACAATAGAGCAGCTTGGCGATCTTTATATAAAAACGGGTAATTCCATTCAATTGTTTAAACAGTCCTTAAAAAACCCTGTTATACAGAAAAATAAAGATGCAAAAATTAAAATTATTTCTATTTTAAAAAGATTGGAAATAATAAACAAAATATTAAAGTCTATTATATATACAACTAATAAAAAGGTTGCAAAATAATATATTTCCTTTATAATAATATTATGCTTAGAAAGATCGCTTTTCAGATACTTGCTTTATCTACTGTTAGTATTTTAATTGGTCTGCTACTTTCTAGCTTCGGAGTCAATCTTTTAATTGGTATATTATCCGGCTTATTTCTTCAAATCGTTTGTTTTTCCGCATTTAATTCCTTACTTACAACTTTTATTTCATTGAAGCTAAAAAAAATTGAAAATGAAAGATTAAAAGAATTATCTTTTCAGAGTCTTGAAGTCACATGTCCGTGTTATAAAAAAATTGTAGATTTTATTCCTGTAAAACTTAATACATCAAATTATTACAAATGTAAAGAATGTAATAAGAACATTAGTATTCAGGTCTTCTCTGAAACAGCTATTACCACTGAACCGATTGCCACAACCGATCTACCATTAATAAATGAAGAGATTTTAAAGCAGATAGTAAGTAAATGAAAATACCTGATAGTATTGAAAATCTAACAACAACAGTTCCTGCTTCTTTTATTGATTTAAGTCCTGCAACTCTATCTATACCTATAGATGAAATTATTTTGCTTTTTAAGAAAAACTTAGACATTAAAACACTATATTATTTTGAACGTGGTCTAGCATTTATGAAAAACGATATGTCTAATGATAAAAATATTTTAAAGAATTTTACTAATCTAATAATAGATACGCTTTGCTCTGCATTAAGAGCAAGCCCTCATATTAATGAAGAAATTAAAAATGAAATTATTGTCAATTTTAAAAAAAATATTGAGACTTTAAGAGATTCTTTTGATTCACTTTACAATATTATATATAATATTAATAAACAAAATTATTTTCTTGATAAAAATTTTATTACAGCCATTATTATAGGATATGCCCTTAGTACGCTCAAAAAAACACATAACAGTTGATTGTAAAGATAAAAAAGAAAAGCTTGCTTTAGATGAATATACAAGGTGGCTTTGTTTAATTGAAGCTTTAGATTTTATTTCTAAAAAAGCACAACAGTTTAAAGTTAATCTTCATGATAAAGACGTCGACTGGGTAAAACCTCTAGCATTTCAAAAATATATTACCGATAGATTTGAATCTATGAAAGACGAAGTTATTTTAAATGAAACACCTAACAATAGCGTACCATGCATTACATCGTCGGAACAAGTTTCAGTATAACACCTAAAATTAATTTATCTAATAAAGATAAACGATTTAAAATAGGAATTATTTACAAGCTTTTTAATATTATAAAAAAAGAAGAAAAATATTTTTATAAATTTCTTGGCTCTGATAGGAGTATAATTGAATGCAATTTTAATAATTGCCGCGAAGGTGATAAATTTATTTCTATTTTAAGAGGAGAAAAACTTCCTGATTATGAGAAAGTAGAAGAAGAGATTACTGCTATCGATGATTAATAATACCCACCGTACACATTACCATAATCAGTTTGTGAATAGTCAAAAATACCTTTTGAAGCATTATCTACATTATAATCATAGGGTTTATCTGCCCCCGACACACCAGGTTGCCTGGTGTCTTCAAAAACCTGGTCGTTAACAGCTTCACCAGATAGACCTGGTTCGAAAGAATATTCAAACCGTTTTGCCTTTATTAACCATACATAATGCCCGGCAAGAGGATTTATTTGGGCTATATCTTGGTCTAGTCTTTGTGTTATTTCATAAATGTTTCCGTTTCTACCCCCGGGCCTATCATTACCATACTCTGTTAGTTGAAATAGATCTCCTGATTTAGGCTCTTTACCATAACCAAAAACTTCGTAAAATGAACTAATATGTACAAAAGCTGTAACTTCATCATCCGATACTAAGCCAAACTTACTAAGCATAAGTGCATTTTCATTTAAATTAATAGCTATTATTAAATTTACAGGCGGTGAATATTGCTGAGTCGGTTGTTCTCCATACAGCATATCAGCGCTTAAAGTTGTTGTATTATTAACTATATACCCTACTTGTTGCCCATAAAGATTGATTTGTTCTTTCCAATAATTACTAATAATAAGGCGTTCGCTTTGATTATTTTCTTTTGCAGTAAATCTAATACATGGATTATCTGTATAAAAAAAAGGGTAAACCTTTGGATCAGGACTGCCTGTGTAATAATCTTTAGCGATCATAATTTTTCTATTACCGGTGCTCCTAAAACAGAATCATATCTTAGAGTTATACCAGTGTTACCTAAATTTTTAGAATTCTTTATATCATACTTTAAGTTAAACTCCTTTTCAATTTCTGCTATATCGTTATTGTTACATACGTATCTTCCATTGTTTTTATTTTTTAATGATTTTACTTTTTGATTTTCTTTAAAAGTTCTATGCATATACGGAACTGTTCTACCCGGGTTTTTAGGATGAGAGCTTACATCCCTTAAAACAGGATGCATATGTCTTTTTTTGGTCTGTAAAGGCTTTTCCTTTGACTTTATTTTATTATGGAAATAGTCTTTAAAAGTCATATAGATATTTAAGCAAAAAAAAGGGCCTAATTTACATTAGGCCCAATTTTTACTATTTTTTGATTCTATTACTTCAGACCAGCTAGATAAGCACCTACTTTGCTCGTCTTGCTAGCTACTTTATTGTCCTTGCCGGTAAATGCTGTTGCACCCTTTACACCAGCACCTACTAGAGCATGGCCTTTTTCACCATCATTACCAACTTTGTCGGTGACTTTTGCATCACCAGCACCGCTAGAAGCTAAGCTCTTTGTTACATCGCCAACCTTATTATCTTTCTTTTGAAGAGACTGACCAGCAGAGGCAGGTAGTTCTTTTAATTCTGTTGCTTCCTTAGCAACACCTTCTGCATCTTCGTCTTTTTCTTCTTTATCTTCTTTTTTATCTTTTTCTTCGTTGGCTTCTTCTTTTTCCTCACCACCAACCTCTTCTTCGCCGTCGACTTCTTCATCACCGCCAACTTCTTCATCGCCTAAAACTGCTTTAAGAGCATCGCAAAGAGCTTGGGCATGTTCGCGGGAGAGTGTAAGGGTTACTTCTCCTTCATCTGCTCCACCCTCTTCACCGGGTAAACCAAGGGCTTCTGCGTCATTGACTTCCTGGTCAACGGGCTGTCCACCCATTACATCTTCGTAAAGTTTATCAAAAATAGATTTGCTCATAAAATTATTTATTGTTTGTACTTCTGTTTTTTCAAGATTTTGTGAGAATTTTTTTGGTTCGTAAAAATTGTCATTTTTTGATGTTTCAGGATCGACTACATTTTTGTTAAAATTATCAGCATTCTCAGGGCCTGAATTCTTAGGAACAAATGCCTTAGGATCTGCTTTAGCTTCAACGGGCTTTTTATCTGTTGCTATTTTAAAAGTATCTTTAGGAGGAAATATGGACTTCTTCTCTTCAATTACAGTCTTTTCATAAACATCACCCATTTCTACTAGCGTTCTGGTTTGATTCATATTAAGTATTTATGCTACATATGCCTAAAAACCAAGAAAGTAAATTTTATCTAGGTAATCAAAACTTACCTACCACAGAAGCCGTATTTGATTATGAAGCACATCCGGAATGGGTAGAGGATATAGCTAAATGTAGAAAAAATATATTATACTTTGCAGAAAACTTTTTTTATATTACTAATCTTGATGAGGGTAAAATGAAGATAAAGCTTCATTCTTATCAAAAACGTATTTTAAGAAGTTTAAGAGATAATAGATTTGTATGCCTGTTAGCCTCGAGGCAAGTGGGAAAAACGACTTTAATGACAATATACGCATTATGGATTGCTTGTTTTTTTGAAGATCAACGCATTCTTATTGTAGCTAATAAAGAGCAAACAGCTATTAATATTTTTAAGAGAGTTCGTTTAGCTTATGAGAAGCTACCTAATTATTTAAAACCAGGAACCGTAGAATACGGTAAAACATCAATGTCGTTAGGAAACGGGTCGAGTATTGGTATTTCGACAACCAGTAGTGATGCAGGGAGAGGAGATAGCTGCAACGTCCTTATATTAGATGAGTTAGCATTTATTGACAACCATCTTGTTGAACAATTTTGGAGCTCTGTTTACCCTATTATTTCATCCTCTAAGAAATCTAAAATATTTGTTGCTTCAACACCAAACGGTACCGGTAATTTATTTCATGAACTTTATACTGGTGCAGTTGAAAGAAAAAACGATTGGCATGCTGAAAAAGTCGATTGGTGGGAATTCCCCGGTCGTGACGAAAACTGGAAAGAAAAAACTATCCGAACTTTAGGCAGTAGAGATGTATTTGATCAAGAGTTTGGCAATGTATTCTTGCAAACAGGTGAAAGTGCGCTTGATGAAAAACTTTTTGAAGAAATGAAAGAAAATTGTATTGAACCAAAATTTGTTTTTGAAGAAGGTAAATATCTATTATGGGATGAACCGCAAAAAGATAATCTTTATGTCGCGGGTGTTGATATAAGTGAAGGTGTTGGGGAAGCAGCAAGTGTAATACAAATTTTAGATATTACGGATTTAAGGGAAATAAAACAAGTCGCAGTTTATCATAACAGAGAAATTAGCCCATACAATTTCACAACAAAACTTTTTGAAATTTTACAGCATTGGGGGTCACCACCCGCATTAGTTGAAAGAAATAATTGCGGAGCTCAGGTGGTTGATCAACTTAAAAATGTACATCACTATGAAAATTTAATTTCATACGGAGCTAAAATAAATGGAAACAAATATAATAAAATAGGAGTTCAAGCCCACACTAATTCAAAGTATAAAGGCGTAATGAATATGAGATACTGGTGTAATGAGGTTAAAGCTTTAAAAATTTATGATTTAAAAACTTTAAATGAATTAAAATCTTTTGTCCGCTATCCCAACGGTACGTGGGCTGCAAAGCCTGGTGCTGATAGCTGGGATGACCGCGTTATGAGTTTAGTGTGGTGTTTAATGATATTAGAAAATGATTTGGTAGACAAATATTATGAAATAGAACAATTTGATGCCAACAAAAAGCCTTTAAAATTACGCTCTTTGGATTTTGGAATTAAAAATTTTATTAACCCAGCTTCTATTTACAGTAACGAAAAGGAAAATTTAGGAGGCAGCCCCCTTCCTATTTATATACCTAATAGTAATGATTTTTCTAAAAATGAAATAGCTGACTTAGAGGCAGAAGGTTGGAGGAGATTAGGTTAAATATATATATGGCAAACTTAGTTAACTATACACAAAGCCCCTTTAATAAATCTAGAAAAGATAAATTTTTACTAGTTTTAAATTTTCCTGACGGCTTAAAATCTATAGCTCGTAAAATGACAAGAAATGATGAGTCTATTTTTCCTGATGCAATACAATTCTCTGTTTATGGTTCTTTAGTACCGGAAGTAGAAGTACCCGCTTTGAATATTAGGTATTCCGGGCAAACACATACAACATCAAGCCAAGCACGTAATCCGTATCCTCCCGTTACAGTAAATTTTACTGTTGATAATAGATTTAACAATTACTGGACAATCTACAAATGGTTAAACATATTAAACGATGATGAGACTGGTATATATGACCCTACAAATTTATTACCAGAATCACAGTATAATAATAAAAATATATTAGTATATGCTGCAAATATATCTATCTTTGCATTAGATGAATATGATAAAAGATCAGTTGAATTTAAATACATTAATGCTTTTCCTACAGCTTTAGGAGGAATTACATTTAATAATAGGGATCCCGGTGAAATCGAAACATATTTTACATTTAATTACTCTCGTTTAATAGTTTCTTTAGTCGATACTATAGATAGTTTGTAAAAAATTAAAAAGTTTAATCCAAAAAACAATAAATACTTTATATGGCACGTACAATTCAAAGCCCCGGTGTTCAAATTAGTGAAGTAGATCTTTCGTTAGGCGCAGCGGGGACGCCACCGACTACTGTTTTTATTCCAGGCTTTGCCGAAAAAGGACCTACATCCGAACCAATTAGCATTGCATCTCTTTCTGAATTTGAACAGGTCTTTGGAGTGCCAACAAATGCTGCTGAAAGATATTTTTATCACACAACTAAAGCAGTGCTTCAGTCCCCCGCTAGCGTTGTAGTTTACAGACTTCCTTATGGTGCCGGCGCAGGATTAGATTATACTGATGATTATTCTGCCCTCGTCTACCCTGTTGTAACTTATGTAAATGGTGCAAGCTCTACTTCTTTAACTGTTTCACCCACTGGAACTTATTTCTTTGGTAAACCGACACATGTAAAACTTACACAAGCTCAATATTTATCAATACTACGCGGGGATGCATATTCGTGGTCATCTACTGCTGGTGCACCCAATTCTTTTAATTCGGTTGCTTCGTTTGCAGGTGCCGGTCTCCTTGTTTTAAACAAGGCTCAAACAACAATTAATACCAAATATGAAGGTACATATGTAGGGATTATCGATAATACTAACTTAAACCCTGCTACAAATTTTGATAATGTTAATAGCATACTTTCTATTAATACTAATGCATCTACTATTTCTGGTAATGCATATATTTCTCTCCCCGGTGTACGTTTAAACTTTCCTCTCTCCGCTACACCCGGTGGTGCGTCTGGAAGTGTTTCCGAAGTAATGGAAAATGTTTCGAACTTTGATATCTCTACTAATCAGTATAATGATACAATAACTGTTGGTGTATTTAAATTACGTCAATCAGTTTATTCTCCTGATACAATTACTTTAGATTATGTCTTTCAAGAGGGATATGTAGGGTCTCTAGATTATCATCGTCAAATAAATAACGAAAACGGCGGTCCTGCAACAAGTTTTTATATTGAGCAAATTGATAATGCTTCTGCTAACGTTACTGTTATTGTAAATCCTAATATTTCCAGTAAAAACAGTGTTACATGGCTAGATTCTAATGGTGTTCCAAAGAAAAAAGCAAGATTTTTAAGTACGCCAATGTCTTCCCCACTTGCTGGCGAGACAGAAGCAGAATATGAAGAGAGAGTAGGGGCACCATCTGCTGTAGTACAGAGCTTAATTGCTGATTACGGGAGCACTGATTCATTAGTCGCACTAGGCGATTATAATGATCAAGATCTTGCAACCAAGGAAATTGGAACGCTACCTACTAAGCTTTCGATAGCTTTAGATAAAGTTAATAACACAGATCTATTTCCAATTAATATCGCAGTTGAGGCCGGCTTAGGTACAGTATATGTAAATTCGTTTAACCCACGTACTTTAAATTATTTTGATGATAGTGTACCTTACGATTCTATGGTCAATTCGCTGACGTCACAAAATGCTAGTGTCACACCAGTTGCAATAACACGCTATAATGCAGTTGCTAATACGTTTATAGCGCTCGCCAACAATAGAAAAGATCTTATCTTTATAGCTGATCCAATTACAAATATATTTGTGCAGGGCTCTAATGTAAAGACCTTGGATTTACCTACAAATACATTCTCTAATAATATTTACTGGCCGCTGAAGAATCAATTTGCTGGTATTAATACTAGTTATGCCTGTACATTTGCAAATTGTGCTAAAGTAACTGATGTTGCTTCATCTGAAGATGTTTGGGTACCTTTCTCTGGCTTTGCTGCAGCTGCAATGGCAAATACTGATAGTAATTATCAGCCATGGTATGCACCAGCTGGGTTTACTCGCGGTATTTTAGCCGGTGTAAATGATATCGCAATTTATCCTAAGCAAAAACAACGCGATCAGCTTTACAAAGCAAGTCTTAACCCTGTAACGTTCTTCCCAGCAGAAGGGTTTGTAATCTTCGGGCAAAAAACGCTACAAAAGAAACCAAGCGCATTTGATCGTATTAATGTTCGCAGACTGTTCTTGAGTCTCGAATCATCTACAAGAGATACTATCAAGTACTTTGTTTTTGAACCGAATACATTATTTACCCGCACACAGGTTTTAAATACAATTACACCTATATTTGATAATGCAAAAAATACACAAGGAATTTATGATTATCTTATTATATGTGACGAGAGAAATAACCCACCTGAAGTTATAGATGATAATACTTTGGTAGTTGATATCTATATTAAACCGGTACGTACTGCAGAGTATATACTTTGCAACTTCTACGCAACTAGAACCGGTACAAATTTCCAGGAGATTATTACATAACCAATTTAAGGAATAAATAATTTTATGGCAGATGTAAATCAACTTATAACCGACTTTTACAGAGTAGCAGCAACTAGAGAGTTTGCACGCGATTTTAATTTTAGAGTACTCTCGATTAACACCGGAGGAGCCAGTACAGTTACATTTGACGAGAATGATTTAGTATATGTAAAAACAGCTACTCTTCCTGAGAGGGCCATAACAAATATTCCGGTACCTTATATGGGGTTAAATTTTAATCTCCCCGGTAATGCAACATACCCGGGAAGTGAAGCTTACACCTTAACATTTTATGCTGATGCAAATTCACAAATAAGACAAAAATTCGAGCAATGGTCTACCGATATATTTGATGACTCTAATTCTACCGGTAACTATTTTGCTCCAAAGCAAACAGCTATTATTGATTTAGTTCAGCTTGATAATCAAATGAACAAGGTAGGTCAGTATCAATTGGTAGGTGTATCAGTTAGAAGCGTAGGCCCTTTAGCTTACAATATCGCAGAAGGCACCGGTAACACAATAGAATTTACTGCTACAGTTTCGTTTCATTACTGGAGAAAATTATCCTAAATAACCTTTTTTACCTAAATATTTAGGTGAACAATCCATTTACTAATGCATTAAATGCTTTAGGTAATAATTTCACAGGGCTAGCTACAGGCACTAATCCTTTATTTGCCCCCCAAGTAACTAATCTTTTTGGGTTTAATATACCCGGTGTTCCAATAGTTAGTGTAAGAGATTATTTTCTGTTTCAAATGGAATCGTGGTTTACCTCGATTCCTAACTCCTCACAATGGATTATTGTAATTGATAATTACCCTGCAGCTTTAAGAACTAGTGTTATTCAAGGATTAGAAAGAACAGACGGTGCTAAAAAAGGATATGATATAAATAGCGCTGTTACAATACTTAATAGTTACCCCCTTCAGCGTGTGATAGGATGTCTATTTGCACATCAAATAACTGTTCCCACTGAACAATATGATGTAACATCAGTATCCGTAAATAATAATAGAGGATTTTTACCCGGTATTTTAGGTAGCGGTAGATCCACAGAACCACCTAATCTGGTAATTGATTTTAGAGAAACAAATACTTCTTTTATTGATTTTGTAATAAGACCATGGGTTATTTTAGCATCGCATTACGGTATGACAGCACGTCCCGATGACGTAAGGGGAAGAAGAGGGTTTAAAAATATGAAAGTTAATATGACTTTATTGGAATATACAAGAACATATCATAGTATATCTATGATTCCTCGAAAGGTTTTTAATTTTTACAACTGTGTGCCCTTTCAAGTTTCTGAACAAAACTTAGATTATACAGATGATAAACTTACAACTTATTCTACTAGATGGACATACTCAAATTATACGGTTGAAAATAACTTATATCTTCCTATTGCTGATATAGTTAATAGAATTTCAAACGGAGAAATACCTAGAATTACAAGCTTTCAAAATGGTATTGGTAGTATAAATCCACTTGGATTTTTATAATTTTTGTTTTAAATAGTTCCGTGGAAGACTTTAATATAAAAGTTTTTTTAAAAAACAGAAAAGAATATTTTAATTTTAGAGAAATAAAATACAAAACATATAAAAATTTAGCAAAAACTATTCTTAATAACAATAATCTCGATATTTGCGAGTTTTTAGATAATCTAATTGCTACTCATTCGAATAACAATTTTAATAATTTTAATTTCTTAGAAAAATTAATTATTTTACTAGTGTTAAGAATAATCTGCATTAGCCCGGTACTAGAATTTAATATTCAAGATAAAAATAAAAAACAGCAATTAATTTCTATAGATCTTACTAAACTTTTAGAAAAACTTCAAAATTTTGATACAGAAATTAATGAAATACAAACTATTGAAAACGTAAAAATTAATTTTTCTTTAACTTCTAAACTCTTTTTAAATACACTGGAAGAACAATATCTTTCTACTATTCAAAATGTGACAGTAGATAATAACACCTATCAAGTCGATGATATGAAAATTTTAGAAATACTTCCTACCACTACTTTAAAATATGCAAAAGACTTTTTTGACAAAATACATGAAAATTTATCTAAAATATTTTTAATTCAAATAAGTTTTGGTGATAGTGAAAAAATAGAACTGCCTCTTTCTTTAAAAGATAATACTATTATTGAATTTTTAAAAATTCTATTTAAAAGAGATTTATTATCACTATACGAATTTGAATATTTTTTTATTTCAAAAGCAAATTTAACTTATGACTTACTTTATAATTCCACGCCTGCTGAATTAAATGTTTTTATGAATATCTTTAAGAAAGATATAGAAGATAAAAATAAACAACAAAAAGGTAATAACTTGAATCTCCCTTCTTCTAACCTAAATACCCATAATGAGTAATTCTGCAGAACTGTTACGACAATTGGAAGAACTAAATAAAACAAACTCAATTTCTGTTTTTGTTCCTTCCTTAAAAAAAGAAGTCAAAATTAAAAATATTACATTAAGACAACAAAAAAATTTATTAAAAACTTCTATTGATGAAACTTTAACTAAATTATCATTTATTATTAATTTCTACAGTATTTTAAAAGAAAATATACTCGACGATATAAAGATAAATGATCTTTATACTTTTGATAGAACAGCAATAGCTATTGCTTTAAGAGCACACTGCTTAGATGCTAACTATACTTTAAATGAAAATAAAATTAATTTATTTGATAAAGTAAAAGAATACCCTAACATTTCTACTGAGTTTAATACAGAAAAAGTAATTGAACTTAATAATTTAAAGGTCATTCTTCAAGCACCTCGTCTTGATGTTGATTTAAAATTAAGTCAATTTAGTTTAGATAATCTAAAACAAACAGAAGATAAAGATTTTAAGAATATTATTGGTGAATTGTTCGTTCAAGAGATATCTAAGTTTATAAAATCTGTTTCTTTTGAAGGCGAAAAACCTCTTTCATTAGAATTTTCTTCTACCGCTGTACCTGAACAAATAAAAGTTATAGAAAAGTTCCCTTCAACCTTGACTAACAACATTTTAGAATTTATTAAACAGTATAGAGATATAGAAAGCAAGTTTACACAAATTAACGGGCAAAACCTGGAAGTAGACGGATCATTTTTTTCAATTTAAATAATATCTCTTAAATATTATTAATGGAAGAGTTATCTAATGAACAGTTGATTACTGTTTTTGGTAAAGGTTTTGAAGATCTAAAAGCTTCAAGCTTACAGCAATATAAATCTTTAGAGAAAATTCAAGCAGTGCTAGATAAAAGATTTTCATTAGATGACGATAGATACAAAATACAAAGAGCAGAAGATGCTAGAAAAGAACGTAAAGAAAGCGAGCCTAAACAAATAGAATTTTCAAGAAAGGCACAAAAACAACTACAGTCCTTAGATCAATCGGAAAAATATAGCGCTATTTTAAAAGAAATAAAATTATCACAGAAAAAAGAATCCGGATCTATTTTTAAATTTCTAAGCCCTATACTATTATTGCTCGGTGGTGTCGCTGGTTTAGCCTTTGGCGTTGAAAAAATACCAGTAGTTAAAAAATTATTTGAGCAGTTTAAACAAGGCTCGGTAATGAGTAGTTTGAAGAACTTAACAAGCGTATTCAATAAAAAAGGATTAGAGTTTAAAGAGTTTATTAGAAGCATACCGTTTGTAGGGCGTCTGATCGATGCTTTTGATGGGTTTAGATTAATTGCTCGTGGTGATGTGAGTAAAGGTTTAAAATATCTTGCGTTTGCAATACCAGGTGCAGAATTTATAGCTCAGTTTTTCGGTACTACTAAACAACGTCTCTTACAAGATTATGATATGGGAGGGGATAAAAGTAAAAAGTTTAGTATGTTTGGTATTGACTTTACTATGGAGCAACTCTTTCAAAATTTAACTAAAGGATTAGAGGGCGCGTTTATTGGAATTACAGACTTTTTTGAAAAAATTGGTAAAATATTTGTACAGCTATATCAAGTAGCAGTTAAAGGCTCGGGTATAAACTTTGATGATGTAATAGGGTTATTAAATCAAATAGAAGTTTATTTTCCCTCTGTTTCTAAAATAACAGGATTTATTAAAATGCTTACCGAAAAAGCTTTTGTATGGCAAGCGGGAAAAGATACTAGTAAAGAAATTAAAGATATAAATTTAGGAGATATTTTTAATTCAGTTTTTACTGAAATTTCTGAATCCATAAACAATGTTATTTCTACAATTGTTGATATTGGTAATGCCATATCTTTAATTTTTAGTAAAGATACAGCAGCAGCTTCAAAAGGGTTTGCTATTTTAGACAAATATGCCCCCGGGCTTTCTGATGGTCTAAGAGCTGCAAGAGAAATAATGGATGATATTTATTTAATAAGCTCAGCGGATGGTCCTATAAACACTCTTAAAGCAATTTATAAAGCTTTTACTGGCCCTAACAAATACTCTAAACCCGCTGCATTAGATAGAAAAGAAGGATTAGATTATGAAGACTCCGAATCTTATTCGATGCAATATAAAGAATCTCAAGAAGAAGAAAAAAGACTTAAGAAAAAAATAAAGGAAGAAAAAGATCCTAACAAAAAAGTATTAACCGATACATTAAAAGGCGGTACATATGGAACCGCTGCGGGTAGTGTTGTAGGCTTGGCGACATCAGCAATACCCGGCACTCCGTTTTTTGGACAACCTTTAACAGCGTCTGTGTTATATGGAATTGTGACAGGAGTATTATCAAGCGCAGGTACTTTTATAATGAGCGGATCAAGAGAAATTTACAAGGACATGTTTGGTAGTGATAAAGATAGAAGTAAAAGAATTGAATCTTTGGAAAAAAGTGTTGAATTACAACAACAAACAAGAAAAGCAATAAATGAAGCAGGCTCTCAACAAATAGATAATGATTTTTTCAAGCTTAATGAAGCTAAGCCCGTAGAAAATAAAATGGACGATGTAAAGAAAAAAGATGATCAAGCAAATATTCAGCAGAAGATGCTAAAAGAATTAGAAGATGTAAAAGAATTATTTGCCAAGCAACTAAGATTTTATGAATCTATGTTTAAGATGGATCAAGTACTAAATAAAAATCTTGAAGCTTTTATGGTTAGTTCAACTTCATCTAAGGCCCCTACAATTATAAGCAATAATTCACGTAATTTTGTTTTAACAGATAAAACGGTTTCTAATTTTGAATATAGGGCTGACCTAGTTAACGCTTAATAAGTAATATTATGAATCACGTATTTTCTATTTCTAAGAGTAGAAATTTTAGCGATGCTTCAAAAAGCAAATTAGACGATACAGACGTTTCAACGCCTTTTTTAGTTTCTCCGAGTAATACTTCTTATGGAGGTGCTACTAATTCTGATGGATCTGTAGTTAACGGCACAACTGTTAATGTTGTACAGGATTTTTATTGGACCTATTCAAAAACAGGAGAAAAAGCACGCGAAGAAGTACCTAAAATTATTTTACAAGAAAAGCGTTTAAAAGTAAATACATTAATTTCTCAATTAAAATATTCATTTGGAGCGTCTGCTGCCGGTGTATCCGGAGGCCTTAGAGACTTAGCTAATCAAGGACCTGCATTAAGTTTTTTAAACGCTTCTGCAGATCAGTTAGATAGCGTTTCAAGAGGAGCCAATGAATTACTGGGCAGATTTCTTCCCAGCTCACTAGATAACAATTCGATTTTTAACAGAAAAGACAGTTATTTAAAACCGTATCAAAACTTATATATTACGGAGGATACAGGCTGGAATTTTATTCTTCCCTATTTTGATAATTATTATAATGCTCAACAAAATATTTTTTCTGGTGATGCAAATACACCTTATTCAGGTTTAGTAAAAACCGGTGCTGAGTTTTTTACGGGTATTGCTGATTTTGTTAATACATTAAGAAATCCCGCTGATATAACATTTGTTGAAAAAGCTAAACTTTATAATTACCCTATGGAGGGTGAAGAGTTTAGCTTTAATTTTCCTTTAATTAATACAGGAAGCGCTAGCTATGAAGATGTTGTAAGAAATTGGGAATTATTATTTTTACTTTTATATAATAACAAACCTTCCCGAAGAAGTGTTTCAGTAATAGACCCCCCGGTGCTTTACCAAGTATCTATTCCTGGGTCAAAATTTTTACCTTTTTGTTACATAAGTAATATTGCTATAGAATTTCAAGGATCTAGAAGAGAACTTTCACTTAGCCTCTCTACTATTGATAATTTAAATGTTATACAACAGCTAAATGTAACAGGAAGACAACTTAGAGATGATGAAGTAGGACCACAAACACCTGTTACTACAACTTTAAGAGATTTTACTAACAGAGAAGTTTCACGTAATATTACTACTATAGTACCTGATGCTTACATGGTAAGAGTTACACTAAAAAGCCTACTAGCTGAAACGAAAAATTTTATGTATGAACTTATTAACCCTAATCCTATAGTAACCACCTCTTCATTAAACGCAAATGTTATTCTCCAAGGTTTAATTCCACAACAAACAAATCCCAGCGCCAAT